GTCCGAGGTCGTCCTCAGAAGCAACGACACTTTGCAGTCTATCAAAGACAAGGTTAGGATTGCGACTATCCTTGGAACTTTCCAATCCACTCTCACAAACTTCAAATATCTCTCAAGAGAATGGAGTAAAAATTGCGAGGAAGAACGATTACTGGGAGTTAGCCTCACCGGAATCATGGATTGTGCCCTGACAAATGGTTCAAAAGGCAACATAAAAAAAGTATTAAGTGAACTACGAGAAGTTGCAGTTGAAACAAATGAAGAGTATGCAGATAAATTAGGGATTAACCGTAGTGTATCTATTACATGTGTTAAACCTAGTGGAACTGTTTCTCAACTTGTTGACTCTTCTTCTGGTATTCATGCCCGCCATAACCCCTTTTATATTAGAACTGTAAGAGCGGATAATAAAGACCCCCTTTGTAAAATGATGAAGCAAGAAGGTTTTCCGAATGAACCGGATGTTAATAAACCTGAACACACAACTGTCTTTTCGTTTCCACAAAAGAGTCCAAAGGGGGCAACTTGTAGGAACGACATGACTGCATGGAAGCAGTTATCACTATGGCACACTTATGCAAAAGAATGGTGTGAACACAAACCAAGTGTAACGGTGTCTGTCAAGGAAGATGAATGGGTTAATACGGCTGCATGGGTCTATGAAAATTTTGATGACATAAGTGGTATTAGTTTTCTACCATTTAGTGATCATACTTATAGGCAAGCACCGTACCAAGATTGTACTGAAAAAGAGTACAATGAACTATTAAGTAAAATGCCAAAGAAAGTCAATTGGGGCACTTTGGCAGAATATGAAACTCAAGATTATACTAGTTCTAGTCAAGAGTTTGCGTGTACTTCGGAGAAAGGATGTGAAATTGTTGATATTTCTCCACAAGTTACACCATAGAGAATGAATATCAATAATCAAGACATTTAACTGGAGTAGCCATGTCAATAGGTCTTAAAGATAAATTTGGTATATGGTTAGATGCCGTAAAAGACAAAATTTTCAATGTCTTCGGTCGAGATAAATCAGAAAAAGAAGAAAATTTATACGAAACTAGATGGGTGTGGTATCATTCCGCTCTTGTCATAGAATTGTTTATAATAATTATTTTATTATGGTATATAGCAATATGAAAAAACTTTATATATTACTTATTGTATTATTAATATACTTAATACAATCTGGTGTCGTAAATGGAAATTACGACCTTTGGGCAGAAGAAACTACAGACAAAAATTTATTTATTAAAGAATTGATTATAAAAGTTCCTAATGATGAATGGCCCACATCGGTCGTTTTTGATACTGTACATGTATGTTATCAAGGAACTGTAAGATGGATTATAATGGCGAATCCTAATCTTATTGGTCAAAGTGTACCAAACCATATTGCAAGAACAATGACAGTTCATTGTTTTTGTGTGCTGGATAAAATTAGAACGAAATATAAACTTACACCATATACTAATCTGCTCGGTGGGGATGATCCGATGAATCCGCAGTTTCTTCCTAGATTGTTTATGACAACAGCTGTAGAGTGTATCAAAGAACATAATACGTTATTTGGACTAGTTGTACTAGATCCATCTTTTAACATCGATGATGTATTAAAAATAGATAATGAAACTAAAAATGACACAAAAATAGAGGTAAAACCACCTGATAACAATTCTGGGAAATCAGACTCAACACCAGAGCAACCAAAGGAATTGCCTACAGAAGATGTACCTCTGTTAAACTTTTAACAAGGAAAAAATGGAAAAGTTAAGACGAGTATTTTTGTTATGCTTTTCTATATTAATATTCTGCGGTGTTTCGGTACAAGCCATCACCAAAGAAGTCATAGAAGAGGTAAGAAAATCGGTAGTATTACTATCGGTAAATAAATTAGAAAATCCGCCTGTTGGCGCCAAGAATGCATTGTGTTCTGGATCAGTCATCAATGAATTAGGTCATGTATTGACTAATTTTCATTGTGTGTATGAACAGAAAACAATGAATATGTTTTACTGGGATGAAGACGATTGGCATGAATATAAAGTAAAAATAATTGGTGTAGATCCATTAGCTGATTTGGCTTTACTTGAAGTAATTGGACTAAAAAGGAAAGTCCCATACTTGAAGTTTGCTAAGTTGGAAGATATTCATTTAGGGTCAGAAATTTTTGTCTTAGGTCATCCGATGGGAATGGCGTGGAGTCTATCAAAAGGTATCATTTCTAGTAATGAAAGATATTCAAGACACCCCTACATCAATTCAATTCAAGTAGATGCTGCAATTAATAAAGGAAATTCCGGTGGGCCTGTAGTTAATGAAAAAGGTGAAATAGTAGGAATTGCTACATTGATGGTATCGCAGACAAACCAAAATGCAGGAATAGGATTAGCAGTTAGGGCAGATGTTGCAGAAAAATCACTCAGTAAAATGATGGCAACAGGGAAAGTAGATCGCCCGGCATTAGGGATTATGATTATTCCTTTGTATGGAAAAGACAATCAAAGAGAAAAAATACTAAAGGATAATCCTGATATAAATACATCAATCCCTAATACTTACGGTTTGATGATAAGTGATAAAAATAAACCAACTGATCCACTACCTAAAGGATTACGAGCATGGGATACCATAATAGGTATTAATGATATTGCTATCAACAATGATGTAGAATTTGCTGAGCAGTTGGAAAAATATAAAATCGGCGATACAATCAATATCAATATTATTAGAGATAAACGATTTATACAGGTAGATAATATTACTCTAAAAGTATTTCCTGTTCCAATCAAATTAATGTATGGAGAGAAGGCACTAACAGTACCGATCCCAAACAAAAAGAAAAACTAAAAGGCAGGAGATGGAAATATGCCAGTAGATATAGTCTGGGAAGATGGAAATGCTACAGTATCTATATTATGTGATGGATGTGATAAAGAATATGATGTTTTGACAAAAGATACGGCTGGGTTAGAAATGTGTTCCTTTTGTGGGCACTACCTTGAAGTATCTAGTGAAACGGGAGAAACAGATGACTCTGAAGAAGATAGCTGGGATTGATTATTCATTAACATCACCCGCAATATGTGTTTATACTGAGGAAAAAGATGATAGATATTATAACTTTGATAGCTGTGTGCTTCATTATTTATCTAATAATGAAAGACAACAATCACTTTCCTCCAGGAGTGGGGTAAGTAACATAATAGCTGAACGTTATCCTGAATGGAATTGCGAAGAAGAAAGACATGAAAAACTCGCATCTTGGGCATATCGTATTATTCAGGGGTGTAGTGAGGTGTATCTTGAAGGATATGCTTTTGCTACTGCTGCACAAGCTGGTGTTCGTTCAATAGCGGAGAATACAGGGTTATTAAAGAACAAAATGTGGAAAAATAAAATTCCTTTTAAAAACTACCCTCCTACTGTAATCAAGAAGTTTGCAACAGGAAAAGGTAACGCCAACAAAGAAGTGATGTATGATGCTTTTGTTGATGAACTTCTTACCCCTACTGACCTCAAAGAACGATTAACTCCCAAAGCAACAAAAGTAAAAAATCCAATTAGTGATCTAGTGGACGCCTATTTCATCGCAAAATGTGGTGTAGAAGGTATGTTATGACTGATAAAGAACGAAAACAAATTGCTAATCGAAAATACTATGAAAAGAACAAAGACCGTCTTGCCGAGAAATGGAAACATGATGAAGACCGAAAAAATTACTTAAAAGAATATTACAAAGAAAATAAAGACGCTATTCTACATCGGGCAAAAGAGTGGAATAAACGTAACAAAGAAGCAAGAAAATTAATTATGGAACGTGAAAAAAGAAGTAAATTGAAACCGTTTTGGGAAGTCAAGCCCACTAAATAATAGATATAATAGAAAGGATATTATGGCAGATAAAATCATTCCAAATTTACCAAAAACTGAAACTGTAACTACAGATGATTTGGTGCTTGTTGTAGATACTCCAGCGAGTGCGCCGACAAACAAAAAGATCACTATCGGGAAGCTGTTTTCTCCTGTCGGCGGTTATGCTGATACACCACAAACTCTTACTGGAGCAGGTGAAATCAACGCAACGACACCAATTACATTGTTAGTGACAACTGGTGCCAATGCTTTGACCATTGCCGATGGTACTCAAAATGGTCAATTAAAATACATTGTTATGAAAACTGACGGTGGAAACGGAACTCTTACTGGTTCAAACTTTGTTGGAACCAGTATTCTTTTCGATACTGCTGGAGAAGGTCATACTCTAATCTGGACAGATTCTAAATGGTATTCTCTAAGTACTGGATCTGGTGGAGCAGCCTGGACGGCATAATATTTTTTTATATCATGAACATAAAAGACTTCCAAGAACTTATTGATTTGACAGACTATCTTGATACATCAGGTGAATATCTCATCCGCAAATTTACAGACGGCGGTAACTACATGATCATTGACACCTATGGTGATTTCTTAATATTAAAAAGAGATGAAGTGGATACAGTTTTTTCAACAATTTGGAATGACCTCTATGGCCCCATATCAGAAGAAATCCCACACATCTTAAATTAATAAACACTTGACTTCCTTGGCTACCTGTGTTATAATATAACTAGAGAATGAGTTTTTATTATGAGAGGAGAAATATGTTAGATTCAGTTGTCGATGTTGTAGGAAATGTAGATGTAATGACTGATAGTTTATATGTTATTCGTGAAGGTGCCTTTGGGTTCTTAACAGATGCAAAAGAATCACCTTATCCTTGGA